ATATATATATATATTTATATATAGCTGTATATAGACTTTATATTGACATTTCGACATTTTCTATAAGCTTTCCTTTACTAGCTTGGCTTAGAGGTATGACAAACTTATTTTTTTATCAGCATAGCCTTGACATAGCGACATTGGCAAAAAATATGTATATTTGCCATAAATATATACTATGATAGACAGCTACATTAAAATGAGGAGGACTAATAACTACGATGTGAATTGGTTCTATAGGTACTTCGTGAGTAAGGGAGGTAAGATGGACGCGTTAACGTTCCAGCACACGTTCCAGCTTGGGAACTTAGACGCTGCGCTTGAGCACCTGGACGGTGAGTTCAAGCTGAACAGGCTCTATGATAAATCTGGTAGATTAGTTAGCGTGTTTAAGAATTAATTTTGTATTGATTTTTTGTGTATATTTGCTTAAAATTAAATCAAATGATAATAGACTTCTACTTCGACCCGAGCATCTTCTTGTTTGGGATGGCCTTTTATGAAAAGGACAAGGACTTCAACTACAATGAGTTCAATATTTACTTTGCATTCTTCACGATAACATTCAAATACTTTTAATATAATGACAGACTTTAATTACAGTCCGAAGGACCTAGTGTTCGACACGGAAGGAAGGGAAAAACTAATCAAGGGAATAAGCACAATCGCCAAGGCGGTTAAGAGCACCTTAGGCCCAAGGGGTAACACGGTGCTTATTGAATCTAGGAACCATACACACGGTATCACGGTTACAAAGGATGGGGTTACGGTTGCCAAGAGCATCGACCTACTAGACCCAGTTGAGAACCTAGCGGTTCGTATGATGAAGGAGGCGGCTGACAGGACAGCTTCCATGGCTGGTGATGGGACTACCACCGCGATTGTTATCACGGAGGCCATTGTCAAGACTGGTGTTGAGCTGTTGAACGACGGGCACAATATTAGTGAGGTGATTCGTCACATGAACAGGATAACGGAGGACGTGATTGGGATTTTAGGGAAGAGGTCCAAGAAGGTGAGCGGTAAGACTCTGTCGGACGTTGCCACAATCTCTGCTAACAATGACAAGGAGATAGGTAAGATTATCGCTGAGGTCTATAAGAAGGTTGGGAAGAACGGGATAGTTACGGCTAACAACTCACAGACTGCTGAGACTTATTATGAGTTCACTAATGGTATAAAGATCGACAGGGGGTACACCTCGAATCTATTCATAAACGACTTCAAGAAGGACGAGTGCGTGATGGAGGATGTGTATGTACTAGTGAGTGACCAGGAGATAAACAATATTTTGTCAATCGAGCGTATTTTAAGACCAATCATTAACGAGGGTAAGAAGCTTCTGATTATTGCGCCATGCTCTGGGAACGTGATTAACACTTTGGCTGCTAACGTTGTTCAGAACAAGGTGAAGATGTGTAATATTTCTCCGCCTCAGTTTGGGTACAAGCAGAAGGAGCTGATGGGAGACATCGCGCTGGCTGTTGGTGCTAAGTACTTCAGTGAGATGACTGGTGATGACCTTAGCTTGATAGGCATGGAGCACCTTGGTAGAGCTGAGAGGATTATAATCGGAAGGGATAGCAGCGTGATTGTTAGGTCTGAAGAAGTAAGTCCAGAGATGCAGGACAGGATTGACCAGCTATGGCAGGCACACGAGAACACGTCAAGAAAGGCTGACAAGGACTTCATTAAGGAGAGGATTGCGTCCTTGACTGGCGGTGTTGGTGTTATCTTCGTAGGAGGGTCATCTGACATCGAGCAGAAGGAGAAGTATGACAGGGTTGATGACGCTATCTGCGCGGTTAGGTCGGCTATTGAGGAGGGCATACTACCAGGTGGTGGGCTGGCGCTTTTCAATATTGCTGATGAGTTAACGTATCTGGCTGATGAGAACATTGAGGAGATTAGCAAGGAGCAGTACGTTGCGTACCATATCATGTCTAGCGCCATGAGGTCGCCTCTTTGTCAGATAATGGTGAACGCGGGGTTGAACCCATGGGACATAATGACTGAGTCTGTGAAGGGGATGTCATACGGGTATGATGTTAAGAACGGTGTGTTCGGTGACATGTATGAGATGGGTGTAATTGACCCGCTGAAGGTAACGAAGAACGCGTTGAAGAACGCTGTGTCTGTGGCATCAACAATACTAAGTACAAATGCAATAATAACAATAGCAAGAGCGTAACATGAAGGCAATAGGAAAGAACATAATTATTAAGCCAATTGATGAACAGATCAAGACCGACTTTGGTCTTGTTCTTTCTGGCGAGGAGTCTGACAAGATCAGGTACAAGAAGGCCACCGTGGTGAATACTGGCACGGAGGTACTTACAATTAAGGAGGGTGATGAAATTTATTACGATAAGCGTGCTGGCTACACTATGATCCTAAATGGTGAGCAGCTTACACTTATCTCTGAAAAGGACGTGGTTATCGTGTTTTAGGGTTATTCATTCTTTCAATAATGCGTCTATACCTCTTGTTGGTGTACGACGCATTTTTTGCGTACATTGGATTGTTCTGGTAGTTATCGGATATCCGCTCTTCACCGTTTAGCTTCCTATACACAGATCGGCAAAGGCTCTTACCCTTGAATGATATCTCGTATAAGGTTGCCTCCTGGCCTACTCTTTTTCGCCATATTGTTACCCATCCATCGGCAAGCATCCTGTTGAACCTTGCTGTATCCCAGTGCATTGTCATGGAGAACTCATCGAAGTCCTGCCTGTTGAACAGCTTCTCTGAGTACAGGAACAGTATCATGTCCAGGTCTGCTGCTGATATACTGTGCTTGGTCTTAGCCCACTGACGAACCACTCGCCAGTACTTCAGGTAGTCGTTACTTGGCTCCCTTCTATCGTATGCCTTTCTGATATTACTCTTGATTTTCATTTAATTTTTATTATTATCTTTGCAAAGATAAAACAAATAAACGACATGACTAAAATTGCTCTGTATCCATTAGATACAAATATACAGGAGGATGATATTTTAATCGGAACAGACGAGGATACTCCTAATAGAATAACTAAGAACTTTAGCGTTGGTGATTTAAAGGCGTACGTGTTTAACTCGTTAATTTTTCAAAACCTAACACCAATTCCTCTTTCTAACGCTAGCCTTAACTTCTCTTACCCTAACGCGGTGCTAGGAACTCAGGTTATATGCGGAGCACTTGAGGGAGTTCTTTTAGTTAATAAGGTATACGTTTACACGTGCTATGACTCTGGAGCATGGGCGTTAGATGTTAGAGACAAGGTAATTGTATAGTTATGCCGTTAAAAAAAGGATCATCTCAGAAAATAATATCTTCGAATATAAGAACGGAGATTAAAGCAGGAAAACCGCAAAAGCAAGCAATTGCAATTGCTTTATCAAAAGCAGGAAAAACTAAAAAAAAGAAATAGATATGAAAAATTGTAAAATGAAGATGGCAGGCAAAATGAAAATGTCTGACAAAAAACCAATGACTAGCAAGTCAATGACTAAAAAAGTAATGGTAAAAACTACTAAGAAGTAATGGCAAATGTACCTTTAACTACACGATTTATCGGTATATCTGAGAACGTGAACCTAACGGAGAGAAAGTCTGCTGTGTTAAACGCTGAGACTCAGCCATTTACAATGCAAGACATTGTGGATACGGCAGGAGGAGATTCCATTTTAAAAGCTGTTCAGGTTACAATTACTGAGGCTGAAATTTTAAACGCGTCAGGTTTTTCTGAGTTATTAGTAAGCGCTGTTACTGGTAAAACATTAGTTCCAGTATCTCTTAGTGCTTTCAGAAAGGTTGGCGGTACTGCTTATACAATTGGAAATTCAGTAAGGTTGTTCAGTAGCAGTAATGCTGGTTCATCATCAGTTGGAAATGGAACATTAGACGCTGTATTTCAAAGCGCAACACCAGCAACAACTATTGCTCCAGTATCCACTACTAACTTCTCTCTTATAACTGGAAATACTTTACATGTAGCGTCTGGAAGTTTAGTGTCTCCAAGTGTAATAACTGGAGGAACTGGTGATTTGATAGTAATAATAACGTATACAGAGGTTGATACTATCTAACAATGCTAGGTAGGACTGCAAAATATTACGCGAACAATCCAGACGCTAGAAAAAAGCGTCTGGATTACCAGCGTGAGTACAACAAGCAGGGCCGAGAGGTAAAAAAAAGGGTTGAGCTTAATAAGTTGAACAGAGAGCGTGGGACTTATGGAAACGGAGATGGACTTGATGCCAGTCACACAAAAAGGGGTATAGTAATGAAGAAGGCCTCAATAAACAGGGGTTCTAAAACAGCTATGCCAGGTGATAGAAGAGCTAGAGGAGTAAAGAAATGAGCGTAAAGAGCAAGATGAGATGCGGAGAGGTTAAGCCTTCTTCTCGTCCAGGTAAAAAGATAATGAAGCTGTACTGCAATGATGGCAAGGAAAAGCTTGTACATGCAGGAGCTAAAGGATACGGTAACAACTACTCGGCAGCTGCTCGTAAGTCATTCAATGCTAGGCATAAGTGCTCAACGGCAACGCCAGGAACAGCTAAGCATTTAGCTTGCACGGAGCTGTGGAAGGCTGGAGGAAGGAAGACAAGTAACCCTGATAATCGTAAAGGAAAGTACTAATGGCTACAAAATCAAAAGTAAATGCGGCAGGTAACTATACCAAGCCTACTATGAGGAAGGCATTATTTAATAAAATAAAGGCAGGAACTAAGGGTGGAGATCCTGGGGAGTGGTCAGCTAGAAAGGCACAATTACTAGCCTCTCAGTATAAAAAAGCAGGAGGAGGGTATAGATAATGGCATTAGCTAAATCACAAAAGTCCTTAAAAAAATGGACTGACCAAAAATGGAAGACGTCAGATGGTAAGCCTTCAAATGGTAAGAAAAGATACTTACCATCAGCTACCTGGGATTCATTAAGCGCTTCTGAAAAGGCGTCGACCAACAGGGCTAAGGCAGAAGGTAATTCTAAAGGAAAGCAGTTTGTAAAACAACCTAAGGCAATAGCTAAGAAGGTATCAAAATTTAGATAATATGAAAAAAATTATAAAAAAAGCTAAGGAATACGAGTCAAAGAAGTCACTAGATGGAAAGATGAAGTTCTTAAAGGGTAACGTTGGTAAAATTAAAAAGAAGTAGCATGTTAGGAGACGACATAGAAAGAGTAACTAAGGCGACTGGCGTTAAAAGAGCTGTTGACTACTTGGCTAAGAAAGCAAACAAGGACTGCGGATGCGGTAAAAGAAAGGCCGCGTTAAATAAACCAGGGCTATTAATAAATAAGATAATCTACAAAAATAAATAAATCATGGCGTATCAAAAATTACAAGCAGGAAGGGCAGCAGCTGTAACACCTAGTAACACTGCTAACATACCAAGTGTATCATCTCAGGATGGTTCAGGAAACAACGGATGCGTACTGTATGTAGGCACAAAGGGTAACCTAAAGGTTATGACGGTTGGTGGTGATGAGGTTACATTTACAAACATTCAGGATGGAAGCTTTATTCCTGTTCAAGTTTTAAAGGTATTCTCAACAGGTACTACCGCGTCTAACATCGTAGCTCTTTGGTAGTATGTTTATAGCTATAGCTAACGCAATAGGAAGAGGCGGAGGATTTAGATCTGACGGAAACGTGCCAGTAAATACGGTTGCACCTGTAATTAGCGGAATAGCTATAGTAGGAGAAACCTTAACATCTACAACAGGAACATGGACAAGTGATACTGGAGTAATTGGTTATTTGTACCAATGGTACAGAGAAGATAATCCAATAAACGACGCTACAAACAATACGTATGTATTAGAGTCAGCAGACCTTGGTTTTGTTATTAGCTGTAGGGTTGCGGCAACAGATTTAGACGGAACAAGTGCTTACGCTGGTAGTAACGGAATACTTATATAAAAATGAGCAATAAAGAAAAAATAGATTTTATTTTAAGTAAGTGGTTAAGTAGAAAGCTTACAGTATTTGTAATTGCTTCAGCGGGTTTATTCTCTGGAGTTATTACTTCTACTGATTGGGTAATTATTGCTACTTCTTATATAACTATTGAGGGAGTAACAAATATTGTTGAACGTCTAATGAAGGTTAAAAATGTCGCATAACGATTTAAAATTATACATGGTAAACAGTATAGCAATGGCACTAAGTTTTTCTAATATAGAAAGCGCGTTAAAAATAATTTTGTTAGTAGCGTCTATTTTTTATACTTTACTAAAGACGGTAGAAACAATAAGAAATAAGAAAAATGACAACAAGGGAGATAATATCTAAGTATGGAAAGCCTAATGTAACTGGAGAGGGTTACTTGATTACTATACTACTGCCTTATCCTATGAGGTTGGCCTGGGATACAGATGCTGTTGTTACAAAGATGAGATGCCATAAGCTAGTTTCTGGAAGATTCTTAGCGGTATTCAACGAGATTCATCGTGAGTACGGATATTCTAAGATAAAGGAGCTAGGTATAGACTTATTTGGAGGATGCTTTAACTTCAGAAAGATGCGAGGCGGAGATGATTGGTCAACTCATTCTTGGGGAATAGCCGTTGACTTACATCCAGCTAAAAATCAGCTAAAGGAAACAAGTAAAACAGCTCTATTTGCAAGACCAGAGTACAAGAAGATGATTGATATATTTTACAAGCACGGTTTTGAGTCGTTAGGTAGGGAAAAAAATTATGACTGGATGCATTTTCAAATAAAGGAATAGGTATGCAAATTAACATATTTAATACAAGGAAGTACTTGCCATACATTGCTATAGCGGTACTTTTTATTTTGTTGGTGACTAGAACAGCTTCACTAGAAATAAAAAACGACAGGCTTTTAATAGAGGCTGAAAAACACGATTTAAGAGCTAAATTCTTATTATCTCAATACGATACATTAAAGAAGCAAGATAGTGTCTTAAAAACAAAATATGATAGCGTATCAAGAGTTAGAACTATAATTAAAACACAGTATAATGAAAAAATCAAGGTTATTAATAAGTATTCTGTTTCTGATATGCAGCATTACTTCGATGAGCGCACAAAAGAAGGTGGTAATACTGGACAGTATTCAGGCCAATAAAATAATAACAGAGCTTGTTCAGAAGGACTTCTTGACACTAGAAGTCAAGACACTCGTAAGGATGGACAGTCTGTCTAGAATAAGAATACAGACACTTTTAAGCTCAAATGACAAGCTAATGCTTGCCTACAAGGAAAAAGAACTACAGGTTGGCGACCTAAATCTTGTTATAAAGAACAAGGACAAAATAATCTCAAAGGAAAAGTCAAAAAATAAATTTTTAAAAGTTGTATCTTTGCTATCTTTAGGAATGACAGGTATTTTACTAATAACAAGATAGATGACAAAGATAAGCAGGTATCCTATAGACACAGAAGTAAGCGGATCCGACAAGTGGATTGGCTCTGATGCTGAGTTCTATAATGCTACTAAAAACTTTACACCAGATAAGGTTGCCAAGTACTTTAACGAGGGTCAAGTAATTGATACTGGATTAAATGTAAGGTTTAGGTATGTGGTTCTTGATGTAGGAGAGGAAAGGCCTTACGGATCTATTACATTTGAACCTCAGCAGTCTAACTTTGTTCCATTCTCTGGAATATCAACATTCATACTAAGCAACAAGAACACAGCAGGTGCTCTTGTGCCTAACTTCATAGAGTTCTTTAACGAGTCAAAGATTGTAATATCAAGGACAAGGGATATAAACACGTTCGGATTCTATAAGGTATTATCTGTAGATGAGTACATTCCAGACCCTAGTTTTTTTGTACTTACATTAGAATTTGTTGAGGGTAACGGAGGGATAAACAAGGACATTGACTACGTTTTTTCTTTTGTTGTAGACAGCATAACTGATAGCTCAGAAATAGTTGCGGCTACTGTAACCACTGGTGAAAACTATATCATAGACCTTATAAAGGAGAACGGAAGCGTTATCCCTATAGAGTTTGCTCAGTCCTTTAGACACATACAGTCCTCAAACAGTAATAGCTGGACTATTATTCATAACCTAGGGTTTAGGCCTTCTGTTACGGTGATAGATTTAGACGGTGACGTTGTAAATGGGGACATAACATATAACACAAGCGATCAATTAACACTAACATTTGCTCAAGCTATAAAAGGCGAGGCGTATTTAAACTAACATAAAATGGCACAAAAGTTTTTAACGGACATTAACATGTCCAATGGGACAAGTATTATAAATCTTGTTGTTGACCCAAGGAGTTCAGCTCCATCATCTCCTGTTGAAGGACAGGTTTATTATAACACGGTTGATGACGTGCTTTACTACTACAATGGTACGGCTTGGCAAACTTTTGGAGATATTACCTCTGTGCTTACACCAGGGGGATCTGCTTTATCAGGAGGTGCTTCTTCAGGTGTTGTTACGTTACAGGTTGTTGTGGACAACTCAACCATTGAGATTGACACTAACTCTATAAGAATTAAGGACGGAGGGGTAACATTTGCTAAGCTAGCAACTGGAGCTTGGACGGATTCAATTACAGGAAACTCTTCTGTTAAGCTTACAACTGAGAACGCAGTTAAGACTTACGTTGACGCAGCTGTTGCGGGTATAGGTAATTTAGAGGGAGGATTTGCTGCTGGTTCAGCTACTGAGTTCCCTACCGCTGCTGGAGGTACTAAGAAGGGAGACTACTGGTACGTTACGAGTAACGGTACGGTTAACGGGGCTATATTAAAGGTTGGTGATGTTATTATTGCTGCCATTAATAATCCAAACGTAAACACCACAACTGACTGGATAATTCTTCAGACTAACGTTGACCAGGCTACAGAGACTGTTGCTGGTATTGCTAAGATAGCGACTCAGGCAGAAACAAATACAGGTACAAACGACACGAACATTGTTACTCCATTAAAATTAAAGACGTTCTTCGATACCGCTGTAGGTGGTTACGCTGCTAATGTTGGTAACGGAAGTTCGTTATCATTTGCTGTAACACATAACTTAAACACGCTAGACGTTATTGTTCAGGTTGTAGAGGTATCAACAGGAGACACTGTCTTCACGGATGTAGCTAGAACAAGTGTAAACGTAGTTACGGTTACCTTTGCTTCGGCTCCATCAACAAATCAATATAGAATTATAATTAAAAAATAATATATGTCTGTAAAGTTTTTAAGCGACATAGAAGTAAAAGCGGGCCTGAAGGATTCTTCAGGTGCTCTTGGTGCTTCTGGGCAAATACTATCTTCAACTAGTGGCAATGTTAGTTGGGTGACGCCCACATTAAATACGGTTGCTAGAGACGTTCAGAATGAAGTTAAGGCAGGTGTAGCTATAAACAAAGGGCAGGCTGTATATGTAACAGGAGCTGACGGAACAAATATAATTGTAGGATTGGCATCTAACACATCTGAGGCTACCTCATCAAAAACTTTAGGTTTACTTAATGCAACAGTCGCTATCAATGGTAAGGCTGACGTTGTACAGATAGGTAGATTAGCTGGGCTTAATACAATTGGAGCTGTAGTAGGCGATCCAGTATGGTTAGGTACAAATGGTAATCTTATTTATGGATTAACCAACAAGCCTTATGCTCCAGCACATTTAGTTTTCATTGGTGTAGTTACTAGAGTTAATGCTAGTAATGGTGAGATATTTATAACGGTACAAAACGGATTTGAACTTAATGAAATCCACGATGTTGACTTAAAAACAACAGTGCCTATAAATGGAGATATATTAGGGTATAATGGTACTCTATGGGTTAACAAAACAATTGCGGGTTGGTTAGGTTATACGCCAGCTAATGCAAGCGGTACAGTTAATTACGTTTCTAAATTCACAGGAACAACTCAATTAGGTAATAGTCAAATATTTGACAATGGAACCAATGTAGGTATTGGAACAACTTCGCCAAGTGAAAAATTTCAAATAGGTAACAATTTTAAAGTATCAAATGATGGTGTTACAACTTGGGGTGTTACAAATGGAAACGGAATTTTAAGTTGGGATAGTAACCTTGCAATTATTGGTGGTCTTGCAAATACTTCAGTTCAATTTCGTGCTAATAATGCCGAAGTAATGCGATTAGCAACAAGCGGAAACGTTGGTATTGGAACGACATCACCTGGAAATAAATTACAAATTAGTAATTTTGATTCGTCAGAACAACTTTTAAGACTTGGTGTTCAATATAATACAATTCGTTCATTAAGAGGAGGTATTAATTGGTACGATGGAGGAAATACCACAGGTCAAATTAGCACAGAGTACGATGGTACAATGGTTAGTATGACGTTTGGTAGTTTATATAATTCAGGACACAATTCAAACACTCTAATGACTATTAGAGGAAACGGTAATGTAGGTATCGGAACGACAAGTCCTGTAGCAAAACTTGATGTTAGAGGAGATTTAAACTTAAATTACGGAACAGGAATATCTTTTGGAGATGGTACTGCAGCTGCAAGATACGCTATAATTAACACTTATACTACTGATGATGTTTTACAACTACAAGCAGCAGGTAATTCTAATGGTATTGTAACTTTTCACACTGGTGGAGCAAGTTCATTAAGAACGGAACGTATGCGTATCACTTCAAGCGGTAACGTTGGGATTGGAACAAGTAGTCCGTCATATAAAACAACTATTGCTAGTAACCCAAGAAATACAGATGTTCTATGTGTTGTAAGTGATCAGATTGATGGTGATGGTGCACAATCTTATGTTGGTATATCATTGCAAGATCAATATGCAAACGGAGGTGGAAATGTAAGTGCAATTAGATCTTATAGTAACTTATATGCACAATGGGGTTCAAAATTAACATTTAGCACAACAGGTAATACGGGTAATGGTGTTTTAGAAAGAATGCGTATTAATGAATTAGGTAACGTAGGTATTGGAACGACAAGTCCTGGCGATGCAAAACTTGTTGTTAGTGGTGCGTCTGCGAGTGGTGGCATTATGTCCGTTGATACTTCTTCAACGACTTCATTTGTTCGAATTTTAGGTGATATTGCTTCGCAAAATTTAATAAATTGGCAAGACGGAACTTCTTTGCGATTCGCAACATCAACCCAAGCGTTTGGAAGTTTTGCAGAAAGAATGCGTATTACTTCGAACGGAAACGTTGGTATTGGAACTGAAAGTCCAAGTGAAAAATTAGAAGTTCAAAATGGGGCGTCTGGTGCTAAAATAAAAGTAAGTAATTCGGGTGGCGGTTCAGCAAGTTTAGAAATTTCTTCAAATGCTTCGTCAGTTGCTCAATTAAATTTTACAAATCAATTGTCTTTAATTGGCGGAAACGTAGGTATTGGTACGACAAGTCCTGGATTTGCTACAGCAGGCAGAACTGTTTTAACATTAAATGGACCTACTTCTACTTTAATGGAGTTTCAAAACGGAGGTGTTTTTAAATCTTATTTATATCAAGACGGCAATGGATTTGAAATATATGACATAAGTAGTATTAAATTTTCTGTAAACGGTGGAGAAAGAGCGCGCCTAGATTCTAGTGGCAGGTTTGGAATTGCAACTTCAACTCCACAAAGTCCTTTATCAATAGGCACAAATCACGGAACTTTAATTTCAATAGGACAGCCAATTTGGTCTAACACTGCTGTTTTAAAAACAGATTGGGACGGTACGGATTATACACAGCTATTGGTTGCTAGTAGCACATCTAACTCAGCGGCTATTACATTAAGAAAATCAGGAAATGTAGGTATTGAAAATAGTTCTCCAAGTGAAAAATTAGTTGTTGGTAGTTTAGGCGGCGGAGTAAAAAGAATATACGTACCAGGAACTTATAATTTTGATGGATCATATTTAAGTAATTATGATGGTAATGGTGGGGGAAAATTAGAATTAGTTGCACATACGGGAGTATCTAATGCAGCATCTTGGAGAATAGCAAACAATAATGATACTTATGGTCAGTCATTAACTTTTTCTTATGCTCCTAATACAACAAGTTATTCAGGCCTAAGTTATTCTGCACCTGCAATGTTGATAGCAAACACAGGGAATGTAGGTATTGGAACGACAAGTCCAGGTGCTAAATTAAATGTAATAGGAGATATACATATTGGAGATTACGGTATTGCTGCTTCTAGAGTTTTAGATTTTAGAACAAGTAATTCTTTATTTACAATTACAACAGACGGAACATCAGCTGCTTTAGGAACTACTCTTACTTATTCTTGGGCAAGTGGGGGGGGTGGTCCTTTGAAATTTAATAATGCTGGAGGAGAAGTAATGAGATTATCTTCAACAGGAAATCTAGGAATAGGAACAAGTTTACCAGAAACAAAACTACATATAGAGGATGTTACAAAAGTATTAACAAATAATGTTGCAGGAGTTGCACAAGGAACTTTATCTTTGGCTTCTACTGACGCACAAGCTGCAAATATAGGAACTTCTTTATTGTTTGGAGGTAATTTTATTACTGGTAATCAAACTAGAATAGCTTATGCTGCTATAACAGGTAGAAAAGCAAATGGTTCATCAGGTAATGCTGACGGCTATTTATCTTTCCTTACTTGGCGATCTACAGGTTTAACAGAAGCAATGCGAATTACGCCAGCGGGCTACCTGGGTATTGGAACGATTAGTCCAACAAAAATGTTAGACGTAGTTTCTTCAACAAATGACAGTTTTGATGCTATTGTAGTAAGACCTTTAAATCAAACGCAAACATTGAATATAGGTTGGCAAGGAATTGCAACTTCTTTAAATTTTATAGTAAGTACAAATGGTTCTGAAAGAATGCGTGTTGATACAGCAGGCAATGTAGGTATTGGAACAAGTAGTCCTGGACACAAACTTCAAGTATCTGGAACAGCGGGAACTAGTTGGTCTACATTGTTACAAAGTAATTCTAAGTCTGCTGTATACTCAGCTCACGCTGATGGGTATGGTATGGCTATTGAAACTTCTCAAAATACTTCTGCAATTTATACTTTTAAAGTAGCGGGTGGTGATGGAACAAATATAGGTACAAATGAATATTTTAGAATTACAGGGACTGGCAACGTAGGTATTGGAACGACAACGCCAGGACATAAATTAGAGGTTAATGGTAACGGAGTTTTTGGAGCTGCTAAAATAGGAACCTGGTCTTTAAGTACAGCTTTTGCAAGGTTTGGGCATATTGCCTATGATGGTGGTAGTAACTTTGGTTTTTTACAAAATTCATCAGGAAATAACTACATTAATGGAGATACAAATTATATAAGCGGATCAAATGAAAATATATTTGAAACAGCCGCAACAGAACGTATGCGTATTACTAATAATGGTAATGTAGGTATTGGAACATCTGCACCTAGTAATTCTGCTGCTTTAGATGTTTCCTCAACAACACAAGGTTTCTTACCTCCTAGAATGAATGGAACCAGCAGAGACAACATAGCTTCCCCCGCTGAAGGATTAATAATATGGAATACTGATATAAGAACAATAGAAGTGTTTGATGGAACAAATTGGCAGAGAGTTGCTTTTGTATAAAATAAATAACTAAATAAATAAATAAACTATGATTACTTACAAGTGGATTTTTTCTGCATTTGATTGCAGAGTAGACGAAGATGGAATGCAGGATGTTGTTACAACAGTGCATTGGAGGTACAACGGTACAACCGAAGATGGAATATCAGCGGAAATTTATGGAGCACAGGCCGTAGGAACACCTACTCCTGACGCGTTCACACCTTACCCTGAATTAAACGAGGAGCAAGTTATTGGATGGATGGAAGAGACAATGGATGTTCCAGCTATGCAGTTAAACATTGCTGAGCAAATTGAACTAATAATTAACCCAGTAATAGTAACTTTACCGCCTCCTTTTGCTAACACAGAAGAGTCTGCTGTAGAAGTTAAATAAAAAGTCGTATATTTGTAAAAAATTTAATCAAAATGGAAAACAAAGTTTCAGAATCACAGTTACAAAAACTTCAAGAGTTTAATCAGTTCATGATTAACGCGTCATCAGTTTTAGGAGATCTTCAGCTTCAGTACGAATCTAAGAAGGCTCAAATAATCAACGACATCGGACAGAACCAGCAAACATTTAACGAGTTCAAAAAGGAGCTAGAGGATGAATTTGGTAATGTTGAAATCAATCTTCAAACGGGAGAGATTACAGAGCCGAAAACAGATGGTGGACATTAGAAAAATATCAGTAGGGGCAGACTATAAGAGTAATGCAATGCACTACCTTATAGGCCAGCCTGTGCTTGACAAGACCTATAACATATGTCACATCAGGCTTGAGGATAATGAATCCGTAAGTATCTACATTGAAAAAAACAATGAGCAGTACCTATGGAAGAACTTCGGTTCAAACATGCCTATATCACTAGAATATAACATAAACTTTGAATGAGATCACCATTTTCATTTATTGTAAAGCCCCTAAAAGGAAGGCGATACGATAACATCAAGTCAATAGGTGAAATCAACTTCATAACAAGCACATCTCAGGAGGACCACATGGCCTCTAACAGGTTTGCAGAGGTTGTGTCTACACCAATAGGATATGATGGGGAGGTTAAGGTTGGTGACCTGCTTTTAGTTCACCACAATGTTTTTAAGTTTTACTATGACATGAGGGGTAGACAGCAGAGCAGTCACAACTTCTTTAAGGACGACATGTTCTTTGTTGATGAGGACCAGTTCTTTATGTTCTTCAGTAACGAGCAGTGGAAGTGCTACTCAAAGTATTGCTTCATAGAGCCAGTAGAGGTTAAGGATTACTACCTAGCAAAGCCAGGTACAGAGGAACCACTTATCGGAAAGATAAGGTACATAAACCAGGAGCTAATTGACTTAGGATTATCCGTAGGTGATGAGATAGCATTCGAGCCAGATAGCGAGTACCCTTTCTACATTAACGAAGAGAAGCTGTACAGGATGTTTACCAGTAACATAAAAATTAAGCTATGACAACAAACGATATAAAGCAGAGAATAATTGACGCTGGATACAAGGCTGTTGATGAGCTTATTAAGGTTGCTGAGGATAAAATTATTACGGGTATGGAGGGAGACCTTTCTGCCGACAAGCTTAAGAATGCCGCAGCTACTAAAAGATTAGCTATAGAGGATGCCTTTCAGATACTAGCTAGAATAGATTTGGAGAGCGAAATGATAACAGGTGACCACAAACCAAGTTCAAAGAATGAAGACAAAGGCGGATTTGCAGAACGAAGATCAAAGTAAACTATACACAGTTGTAACCGACCACATAGATAAGAACGTTGTAAGGAATAGAAACAACAAGAAGTCTTGGGTATATGGTTACGACGAGAAGTATAACATAGTTATTATATCAAAGGACGGGACACTAGGAGACGTTTATAACATAAATGGGTTATACATAGGTCTGCCAGCTGTCCCTGATTTAATTTATAAAAGGGATAACAAGAAGGAGCTACAATACTGGGAGCCATTCGAGTACCCAAAGGAGCTACAAAGAATCAAGAGCATATTCCAGTGGCATACAATGCCTAAGGACTTCAAGTCAAACTGGGTTGACTACATAGAGGCTGAGTTTGATAGGAGGGAGGCTGGATTCTGGTTCATGAATAACGGCACACCCACATACATCACGGGTTCTAACTACATGTACCTTCAGTGGACAAAGATTGACGTTGGTCTTCCAGATTACCGTGAGGCCAACAGAATATTCTGGGTATACTGGGAGGCGTGCAAGGCTGACTTCAGATGCTTTGGCATGATATACCTTAAGATTAGACGTTCTGGATTCTCGTTTATGGGATCCTCAGAAAGCGTTAACACAGGTTCAATTACAAAGAACGCTAGGATAGGTATTCTATCCAAGACGGGTGGTGATGCCAAGACGATGTTCACGGACAAGGTTGTGCCTATATCTAGTAACTACCCGTTCTTTTTCAAGCCTATTCAGGACGGTATGGACAAGCCAAAGACTGAGCTTGCCTATAGGATGCCTGCGTCAAAGATTACAAAGAAGAACATGTACGATGAAAATCAAGACGAGATCGAAGGCCTTGACACATCTATTGACTGGAAGAATACTGGAGACAACTCGTATGATGGGGAAAAACTAAAGCTCCTTATTCATGACGAATCTGGTAAATGGCTTAAACCTGATAACATCCTGAACAACTGGCGTGTAACTAAAACATGTCTGCGATTAGGATCTAGAATTATTGGTAAGTGTATGATGGGTTCTACCTCTAATGCTTTAGAAAAGGGAGGTAAGAACTTTAAATCTCTTTACGAGGATTCTGATGTTTCTACTAGAAACTCAAACGGACAAACAAGGTCTGGACTATACAACCTTTTCATTCCTATGGAGTGGAACTTTGAGGGTTATATAGACAGATACGGGATGCCTGTTTTTGAAACACCTGAGAAGCCAGTAAAGGGTATAGATGGGATGATGATAAAAATAGGGGCTATTGAGTACTGGAATAACGAGGTTGAATCATTAAAAAGTCACCCTGACTCCCTTAATGAATTTTATCGCCAGTTCCCTAGGACAGAGTCTCACGCGTTTAGGGATGAGAGCAAGTCATCTCTGTTTAATCTTACAAAGATTTACCAGCAGATAGACTACAACGACTCACTTATTAAGGAGCGCGTACTTACGAAGGGATCGTTTCACTGGCTAGACGGAATTAGAGACGGTAAGGTTGTCTGGACTCCAGACCCTAGGGGCAGATTCCTTGTTAGCTGGATACCGCCTAAGCATTTGCAGAATAGGGTAGAAATACGCAACGGGGTAAAGTTCCCAGGTAATGAACACCTTGGCGCGTTTGGATGTGACCCTTATGATATATCAGGAACGGTTGATGGCAGGGGGTCTAACGGATCGCTTCATGGGATAACTAAGTTTCACATGGAGGAGGCTCCTACAAATCAGTTCTTCCTGGAGTACATATCAAGACCACAGACAGCAGAGATATTCTTTGATGACGTGCTAATGGCGTGTATATTCTACGGGATGCCAGTTCTTGTTGAGAATAACAAGCAGAGGCTTCTTTACCATATAAAGAACAACGGATACAGGCAGTATTCAATGAACAGACCAGACAAGCACTATTCTAAGCTATCTAAGACAGAAAGAGAGCTAGGAGGGATGCCAAACTCATCTGAGGATATAAAGCAAGCTCACGCGTCTTCTATTGAGACGTACATAGAAAAGCACGTAGGATTAGATCTTGAGTCTACGTACAGGGACCCTGATGAAATGGGCTCTATGTACTTCACAAGAACTTTAGAGGACTGGGCCAAGTTTGATATAAACAATAGAACCAAGTTTGATGCTGCCATTAGTTCAGGTTTAGCTATTATGGCTATACAAAAACACATGTATACTCCAGTTAAAAAAGAGTCAAAAATAAGTATTAACTTTGCAAGATACAAAAATTTAGGATTGTATAGCGAATTAATTAAGTAAATGAGAGACGTACAGATATCAATTAATCAGATAGGCTTCCCAAATCAGTTTGCAACTGACAAGGAGAAGGAATCATTTGAATACGGATTAAAAATAGGCCAAAGCATTCAGTATGAGTGGTTTAGAAAGGACGGGCAGTCTTGTCGCTTTTATAACCAGTGGTCTGATTACCATAGGCTAAGGTTGTACTCGAGAGGGGAGCAGTCTATAGCAAAGTATAAGAATGAATTATCTATAGATGGTGACCTGTCACACTTAAATATTGACTGGACTCCAGTGCCTATCATTCCTAAGTTCTTAGACATTGTTGTCAACGGAATGAATGACAGGATGTTTGTTGTTAAGGCATTTGCTCAGGACGCTATGTCTACTGAGAACAGATCAAAATTTCAGGAGTCAGTTCAGGCTGACATGGTGTCAAAGGATTTATTACTACAGGTTAAGAATGACTTTGGTATTGATGCATTTGAAACAAAGCCTGATGACTTACCAGAGACAAGCGAGGAGCTGTCATTGTTCATGCAGATGAACTACAAGCCAGCTATTGAAATCGCTGAAGAGGAAGCTATTAATACTATCCTAGAGCAGAATAGATACTACGACATAAAAAAACAGGTAGATTACGATATTGTTACTCTAGGTATAGGAATGGCTAAGCATCAGTTCCTTCCAGGAGCGGGTGTTAAGCTAGACTATGTTGACCCAGCTAACGTTGTTTACTCCTACACGGAGGATCCTAAGTTTAGGGATTGCTTCTACTGGGGAGAGATTAAGACGGTTCCAATTACTGAGCTACCTAAGATAGACCAGAGCCTAACCAACGAAGATTTAGCAGAGATAGCTCAATACAGCAGTGCCTGGTATAACTACTACAGCTCAGCTCAGGCATACAATAACAGCTTGTTTTCACAGGACACGGCTACGTTAATGTATTTTAACTACAAGACAACAAAGAAGATTGTATATAAAAAGAAGATAAAAGAAGACGGTACAGATATACTAATAGAAAAAGACGACACGTTCAATCCTACTGAAGACATGATGAAGGAGAGAGGGTTCGAGAAGGTTGAAAAGACTATTGATGTTTGGTATGATGGAGTTATGGTTATGGGTACTAACATACTTTTAAAGTGGGCGCTTTCTAAGAACATGGTTAGGCCTAAGTCAGCATCTCAGTATGCGATACCTAATTACGTTGCTGTAGCACCTAAATTATATAAAGGAAAGATAGAGTCACTAGTTAGAAGGATGATACCATTCGCTGATTTAATTCAGATGACTCACTTAAAGTTACAGCAGGTAATACAAAGAGTTGTACCAGATGGGGTTTTCATTGATGCCGATGGTATTAATGAGGTTGACCTAGGTACTGGAGCTGCGTACAACCCAGAGGATGCGTTAAGGATGTACTTCCAAACGGGTTCTGTTATTGGTAGAAGCTATACTGGAGACGGTGAATTTAATAATGCTAGGATTCCTATTCAGGAGCTAAACACAAACAGCGGACAGGGTAAGATGAATAGCTTAATTGGAAGTTATAACCACTACCTAGGCATGCTTAGAGACGTAACAGGATTAAACGAGGCTAGGGATGGTTCTATGCCAGATCCTAACTCATTAGTAGGATTACAGAAGCTTGCATCAGCAAACTCAAACACAGCTACAAGACACATACTAGAAGGAAGCTTGCACATAACAAGATCATTAGCAGAGGCTGTTTCTTACAGGGTTGCTGATATCTTAGAGTATTCTGACTTCAAGGATGAGTTTATTTTACAAATCGGTAAGTATAATGTAGGTATTCTTGATGAGATTAAGGACCTATATATTTACGACTTTGGAATATTTATTGAGGTAACTCCAGACATTGAAGAGAAGGCACAGCTTGAAGCGAATGTTCAGATGGCATTGTCTAAAGGGGATATAAACCTTGAGGACGCTATTGACATTAGAGAGGTTAGAAATATAAAGCTAGCCAATCAAATACTTAAGCTTAAGAGAAAGAAGAAGCAAGAGAACGACCAGAAGAATCAGATGATGATGTCTCAGCAGCAGGCAGAGATAAACTCTCAGTCTCAGCAGATGGCGGCACAAACCTCTATGATGAAGATACAAGCAGAGACTCAGTCTAAGATACAAATCAAGCAGGCAGAGGTGGCATTTGAGATTGAAAAACTTAAGAACGAGGCAATGCTAAAAACTCAGCTGATGGATAAGGAGTTTAGCCTTAACATGCAGTTAAGAGGAATAGACACAGAGCTTCAGATGTCTAAAGAAGACAAGAAGGAGGCGGCTAAAGATAAAAGAATAAGCATACAAAACACTCAGCAGTCTAAGCTTATAGAGCAAAGAAAGAACAACCTGCCTCCAGTTAACTTCGAGAGTAATGAAGATAGCTTGGATGCGTTTGATTTAGCTGAGTTTGAGCCTAGATAGAGCTTAAAATACTATAAATTTTATTAATAACTTTGCAAAAAATTAAATCAAATGGAAAATTTCACTGTAAAAGACCTCGGTGTAGCTGAACAAAAATCAATTCAAGAGGTTGAAAACGAGTTGCTTCAGAAGCACGAAGAAAAAATGAACGGCACTCATAACAATGAGGAGGTCGTTAATGAACAGGTAGTAGAACAAGTAGTCGAGCAAGACAGAGGTTCTACAGAGTTAAAAGATGAAGACGTTCTTTCATATATTAAGAATAGATACAATAAGGAGGTAAACTCATTGGAGGACTTGTTTGAACAAAGATCCAATACTGAGGATTTACCAGAGGATGTTTCGGCATTCTTTAAATATAAAAAAGAAACTGGAAGAGGAATCGATGACTTTATTAGATTAAATAAGGGATACGACGAATCAAAACCAGAATCAATATTAGCAGAGTACTACGCTCAGACAGAGGAAGACTTAGACCAGGATGATATCATGTATATGATTGAGGATAAGTTTGGTTATGATGAGGATCTTGATGACGAAAGGGATATCAAGAAGAAGGAAATGGCTAAGAAAAAAGAGCTTGCTAAAGCTAAGAAGTATTTGGATTCTTTAAAGGAACAATACAGAACACCTCTTGAGTCAAGGGGAGGTTTAGTTCCTGATGGGGAAAAAGAAGGCTATGAGGCTTACAAGAAATACGTTCAAGAAGCAAGTGCTTCTCAGCAAGAAGGTCAAAAAAAATCTGAGTATTTTCAGAAAAAAACGGAGGAGGTTTTCAACAAAGAGTTCAAAGGTTTTGAGTTCAATCTTGGTGAAAAGTCAATTACGTTCGCTCCTGGAGATGCAAATGAATTAAAATCAACCCAATCGAATTTAGATAACTTTATTTCAAAGTATATTGGAGAGGATGGTTTAATTAAAGACGCTGCTGGATGGCATAGATCTCTTTCTGCTGCTATGAATCCAGAGAAGATGGCTAAATTTTTCTACGAACAAGGAAAGTCAGACGCTCTAAAGGATTCAGACATGAAGATGAAGAATATTGATATGCAGACGAGAAATTCTCCTCAGGCATATGTGAACAATGATTTTCAAATTAAAGCAATCAGTTCAGAGAGCAGTTCAGGACTAAAGATTAGAAGTATAAAAAACAATTAACAACTAAAAACAACTAAAAATGGCTGGTACATTACAATCGGTTCCAGGTTTTAACCTACAACCAAGTGCAGAGAGACAAACTCTTGCATCAAACTACATTACAAATTTTGATTTCTTAAATCAGTACTTACCTGATACATACGAAAAAGAATTTGAAAGATATGGTAACAGAACAATTGCATCTTTCTTAAGAGCAGTTGGTGCTGAAATGCCATCTAACTCTGACCTTATCAAGTGGGCAGAACAAGGACGTTTACATACTAAATACATTAACTGTTCAACTACCGCTGCATTAGGTGCTGACACTGCTGAATTTACAGTTGCTGATACTTTAGTACCAGGTGCTACTACTGCAAGTAGTGGACAAATTGCTTTCAGAGTTGGTCAAACTGTATTCCTTTCTGATAACGTTTCTAACGTTTCTTACAAGGCGATTATTACTATTGTAGATTATCCTGGCGCTAAATTCACTGTTGCTTTTTACGAAGCTGGTGGTATGGTTGTTGCAGGTGCTGGTAGAACTTTTACTGCATTCGTTTACGGTTCTGAGTTCAAAAAAGGAACAGCAGGAATGACTGAATCAGTTGAGCCATCAGATTTCATCTTCGAGAACTCTCCAATCATCATCAAAGATAAGTACGCTGTTTCAGGTTCTGACATGGCTCAAATCGGATGGGTTGAAGTTACAACTGAAAATGGAGCTACTGGTTACTTATGGTACATCAAGGCTGAGCACGAAACTCGTTTACGTTTCGAAGACTACTTAGAAATGTCTATGATTGAAGCTGTTCCAGCTGAAGCAGGTTCAGGAGCTATTGCTGCCACAGGTGACGTTGGTAATAAAGGATCTGAAGGTTTATTCTACGTTGTAGGACAAAGAGGTAACGTTTATGCTGGTGGTAATCCAACTTCTTTAGCTGACTTTGACTCAATTATCCAAAGATTAGATAAGCAAGGTTCTATCCAAGAAAATGCATTATTCGTTAACCGTCAGTTCTCTTTCGATATTGATGATATGTTAGCACAACAAAACTCTTACGGAGCTGGTGGTACTTCATATGGTTTATTCGATAACGATAAAGAAATGGCTTTAAACTTAGGATTTACAGGATTCAGAAGAGGTTACGACTTCTACAAGACTGACTGGAAATACTTAAACGATGCAACTACTCGTGGTGGTATTGTTGGAGGTGCTGTAAATGGAGTTTTAGTTCCAGCTGGTTCTACAACTGTTTACGACCAAGTATTAGGTAAAAACGCTAAGAGACCATTCTTACACGTAAGATACCGTGCTTCTGAAACTGAAGACAGACGTTACAAAACGTGGATCACAGGATCTGCTGGAGGAGCTTCTAATTCAAGCTTAGATGCAATGGAGGTTCATTTCTTATCAGAAAGAGCTTTATGTACTTTAGGTGCTAACAACTTCGTGTTGTTCGAAAACTAGAATAAATAATTGTAAATTTTACCCTCGTTGAATCTACGGGGGTAATTTTTACTCTTTTAATAAATTATAAATAAATTAAATCATATCAAATGAAAACTACAACAAAAGTATCAACAGACAAAATCTATGTCTTAAAAAGAAAGTTCAAACCTTTAAGCTACATGCTACCATCTAAAAATACAACCAGATCAAATCTGTTTTATTTTGATGAAACAAAGCAAACAAACAGAGCGTTAAGATACGCTAAGAATCAAAAAAGTCCTTTTGAAGACATGCAAGATGGTAATCTAATTTTAGAGCCTATTGTATTTGTTGATGGAGCACTAATTGTTCCAAGAACAAATCCTGTTTTACAGGAGTTCTTAAGTTACCATCCTGGTAACGGACCAATATTTGAGGAAGTAAATACCGAAAAGGATGCTTCTTCTGAAATTGAAAAATTAAACTACGAGCTAGATGCTCAGTTATCAGCAAGAGATTTAACTGTTGATAAGTTAGAAACGGTTGCCCGTGTTTTATTAGGTTCTAAGATTGACAAGATGTCTACAGCAGAACTTAAAAGAGACGTGTTAATCTATGCTAAGGTAAACCCTCAAGAATTTTTAGAGGTGTTAAACGATCCGATGCTAGAGTTACAGAATACTGCTGCTAAATTTTTAGACCAAAACTTGTTGGTTTTAAAGAACAACAACAGGGATATTTATTACAACTTAGCTCAGAACAAGAAAAAATTATTGACAATTCCTTTCGGTGAGGATCCATTATTTATCTTAACATCATTCCTACAGTCAGATGAAGGTATCGAGGTTTTAAGGTTACTGGAAAACAAGCTGTAAGCTTTTATACATTACAAACAAGCACTCTATTTTAGGGTGCTTTTTTTTTAGTATCTTTGTAAAAACTTTTTAAATATGATTAATTCAGTAAGAGCTACTGTAATGTCTGCTGCTAATAAGAATAATTTTGGTTACATTACGCCAGAGGATTTTAATTTATTTGCAAAGCAGGCTCAGCTTTCTATTTTCGAGGACTACTTTTACCAGTATAATTTATGGATTATAAAGCAGAATGCAAGGCAATCTGGGGCTGGGCTATCCGATATTGTAAAAAATATTGAGAATGTAATTGACACGTTATCTGTTGTTAGTCCATTAGTAAATGTACCTACAACTTCTAACTTTACAGTTCCTGCCGAATCGTATTATATGAATAGCTTAAGATATGCAAACAAAGAGATTGATAAGGTTACAGCTGATAAAATTCTATATCTTAATTCATCGAATCTTACTGCACCTAGCACATTATACCCAGCATATGTTTTAAACGGTAACCTGGTTACTGTTTATCCAACAACAATAACGTCAGGTGTTTCTTTGCAGTATATAAGATACCCAAGAGATCCTAAGTGGACGTACACAAACATTGTGGGCGGTGAACCATTATTTGACCAATCAGCGAATGACTACCAAGACTTTGAGTTACCATTAACTGATGAGCCTTTATTGGTTTCTAAGATACTAGAATTTGCTGGATTATCTATTAGAGAGATGGAAGTTAATAGCTTTGGAAACAATGAGGAATTAAAGAACCAACAAGTACAAGGATAAGATATGGCATATTTAAACGGATACCAATACTACGAGAACTCTGGAAACGTTCCTCAGAACGAGAACTGGGGAAGCTATCAGTATTCATCACTAGGAGATATTGTGAATAACTTCATGCTGATGTATGTAGGAAATGACAAGCTTATAAACAACGTTAGCAAGTACAATGTTTTATTTCATGCAAAGAGAGGGATTCAGGAATTGAACTACGATGCAATGAAGGAAATCAAGGTTCTTGAGATGAGCATCTGTGATGACCTTAAATTTATATTACCTCCAGACTATGTTAACTATGTTAGAATTTCTGTTTATAGTGATGGTGTTTTAAGACCATTGTCTGAGAACATTCAGGTTATGTCTAGTAATAGCTACCTTCAGGATAACAACTGCAACGTTTTATTTGATATTGACGGGAACATTCTTGAGGGTACATCGTTGTTAGATTATGACAGGCTTACACATCAAAACAAATCAATATACTTAGGGGCTGGACCTTTTTCTGGAAAGCAGGGATGGTCTATCGATGGTAACTGGGTATTTGATTATAAGGTTGGATCTCGTTTCGGTTTAAATACAGAGACAGCAAACTCTAACCCTACATATAACATAGACAAGGCTAATGGAGTTATCAACTTTAGCTCAGAGATGTCTGGTGAAATTTGTATTTTAGAATATATTTCAGATGGAATGGAGGCTGGAGACGATGCAAAGGTGAGTGTGAACAAGTTATTTGAAGAATACATTTACGCATACATTAAGTACGCATTATTAAATAATAAGACAGGAATTAATGAGTACGTGGTTAACAGAGCTAAGAAAGACAAATCAGCCCTTTTAAGGAACGCAAGGATAAGAATTAGTAATATGCACCCAGGTAGGTTATTAATGAACCTTAGAGGTCAAAATAAGTGGCTAAAATAGATGGCAGGTGTAGGTACAAACGAAGTAGTAACATTTATCGGTGGTAAAATGAACAAGTCTATCGATGAGAGACTTTTACCAGATGGAGAATATATTGACGCATTAAACATAAGAATAGGCTCAACTGAATTAAGCAGCTTGGGTGCTATTGAAAATGCTATAGGTAACGTTAAGCTAGGTAATGTAGACGGACTTTCTGCACAAGCAGAGTGCATAGGCGCTCTTCAGGATGGAGCAAACGAAACCATATACTGGTTCATTGCAGATCCACTGGCGCTTGACATGATTGTTTCTTATAACATTAATACTCAGACACTTAAGTATCACGTTAAGACAGTTGGCGTTTTAAACTTTGATAAAAAATATAAAATAAACGGGGTTAACTTAATTGATGACTTACTTTTTTGGACGGATAACTTAAACCCTCCTAGAAAAATTAACGTAAACAGATCATACCCATTCCCTAACCCTACAGACCAAATAACAGCTGAGGATATAAACGTTATCGTTGCTCCTCCTATGGAAGCCCCTATTATTGAGCTATTAAACGTAGCTGGAGAGGAGAACTATATAATTGACAAGTTTATTTCTTTTTCTTACAGATACAAATACTTAGACAATGAATACAGTGCGTTATCTAAATTTACAGACATAGCCTTTGAGCCAGGTACTTTTAATATAGACTATTCTACATATACAAACGCTGGTATGCAGAATATTTTTAATTCTGTAAAGGTTTCTTTTGACACTGGAGACGATACTGTTATTGGTGTGGATGTTTGCTTTAAGTTTTCAAATACAAACGTAGTAAATATTATAGAGAAGTATAGAAAACAAGAGCAAGGATGGGGAGATAACCAGGTTAAAGAAATTATTTTTAACAACAAGAAAATATACACCGTTCTTCCAGAGAGCGAGCTCTTAAGACTTTATGACAATGTGCCATTAGTTGCTAAAGCCCAAACAACAATGGGTAATAGAATTTTTTACGGTAACTATGTTGATGGATATGATGTAGGAGTAAACATAGATTACGGTATAACTAAGATAAAAGAAAAAATAGGTTCAGATGAACTAAACTTAACAGAAGTAGATGGAATGGTTTATACTATAGACCCTACATTTGTTGATTTTATAAATAACTCCAGAGTAAACATAGATTTATCAGGTATCCCATTAAACGAAGGGCTTACATTGGTTATAGACATGAACTTAGTTCACGCGGGTTTCTCGGGAAGTTCTTTATACCCTTCTGGCGCTCCTTTAAATAATTTTCAATATGTTTTTTATTACACGTTTCCTAGAGACTACACAAGTGTACATGACTTAGGTACGGATCAGGAATTTATAGATGCGGTATTTACACATAATACCGTAGCTCTATGTGATAGCGGATTATCTCTGACTGACGCATTTAACTGCGCTATTAGAACAAAGCAGGTAGCAGGTGCTGTACCAGCATGGACTAAAACAGGTAGTGGAATTAGTAATAATAATGGAGGGTTTCAAATATCAGTAGAACAAACAGGTCCTGAATCAAACATATTAGGTATACAAGCACCAGCCATGGAGTTCTTTGTAGAACACCCGACGGGTATTGATAATTATGCTTACGAGTACTTTGAGAATACTTCTACAGAGGCTTATATATCAACGCCAGGTAGCAAGAAAAGCTTACACAGTAACAGGGATTATGAGCTAGGAATAGTTTATATGGATGATTACGGTAGAAGAAGTACGGCCTTAACATGCACAAATAACACAGTCTTTTTCCCAGCTGGTGATTCTGATACAAGAAACTACTTACAGGTATCTGTAAATAACATAGCGCCTTCATGGGCTAAAAAATATGAGTTTGTATTAAAACCTTCTAAGGCAGGGTATGAAACAATTTTTTGTAATATATTCTTTATAGACGAAGACGGTTATACTTGGTTTAAGCTGGATGGAGATAATAGAAGTAAGGCAAAAGAAAACGATACGTTAATAGTAAAGGCAGATTCATCTGGTCCTTTAAATACACTAGTAAAGGCAAAAATTTTAGACGTTCAGGCTAAAGGAAGTGGTTTTATAACAGGAGGCCCGTTAGAGCCAGCTGGAACATACATGAGGTTAAACGCTGCTAATTTTCAAGCTATTTACCAAGAAAACTCTTTTATTGTAAGAAGCATAGAACAGTGTAGTTTTAGTTATCCTTCAGCCTCTTTACGAATGTATGAAGATAATCCAAACTACAACTCTTCATTACCAGTAACCCCTGGAAATCAACCGTATATACCTATAAATTTACCAGCTGGATCTCTTGTTACTATAGATTTTAGAGTTTGGAGAGATAACGGAGCGACTCGTGGTTGTGGTTCTAGATACTATGACTACAAAAAAAACTTTGTAGTTAATGAGGATTATGACAATTTTTATGATTTTGTAGAAGGACAGGAAGTAGATTTAACTTCAGGTATTACAAGCGGAGAGGACGATGACTTAAATACAAACGTTCAGTATCATAATATAATTGATTTTGACGGTATAACTTATGGAAATAATCTTTATGATTGTCAAGATGTTGTAACAGAAATAGCTGGAGTAAATCAATATCAATTTGCAGAAGGATACATAAATAATGACCCGTTACAACCAAAGGATGGTAGGTTGTTTCTTATAATTCAATCTGGTACTCCTAAATGTAATAGTAAAAATTCTTACATAAGTGGTTTTATATCAGTACAACAATCTACGTCTTCTTTTATATTTGAAACAGAACCATTAGATTCTAACGACGAGATATTTTATGAGAACGATCAAGTGTTTGATATAGCAAATGGATTACACCAGGGTAATGTTTCTAACCAAACATCTGGTTTTAACTCAGCTGTTTCTGATTTAGATTTCTTTAACTGCTTTTCATTTGGTAACGGATGTGAAAGCTATAAAATAAATGACGCGTTAGTAGGTGTTCCTTTCTACTTAGGTAGCAGGGTTACAGCTGTTTCTCAAGAGGACTACAGGAAAGCACATAGGTATGCTTCAGTTACATATAGTGGGGTATATAATCAAGACACAAACATAAATAAACTAAACGAGTACAACCTAGCTCTAGGTAATTATAGAGATTTAGAAAAAGTATTTGGTACTATAGAAATATTGCACGGTAGGAAGACAGACCTTCTTGTTCTTCAAGAGGATAAAATTTCTTATCTATTACAAGGTAAAAACTTATTGTCTGACGCAGCTGGAGGTGGAGCGCTTTTTTCTATTCCAGAAGTACTTGGTACTCAGGTATCAAGAATTGAAGATAACGGTATAAGTAATAATCCTGAAACATTTATAGTTGACGGAGCAGAAACATTTTTTACAGATGTAAAGAGAGCTTCTGTGTTAAACTTAAGAGGAGGTTCTTATAGCGCTGACCAGCTAGATGTTATATCAGATTTTGGTATGAAGCATTGGTTTAGAGATGAATTTAAAAACTCATTAAACAACTTAAAAATTGGAGGGTACGATCCATACATGAGTGAGTACGTGTTGTCTTTAAAGGAAGATCTACTTCCAGTGGATGATGATATAAATCCTTGCGGATCTGTTCTTTCAAAATACGATAGCAGCGAAGAAAGCACATTCTACGTTGACTTAGGAAAAACAATAGGTGATGTTACTTTTAACGTAGATGTTACATCTGGTGACTTAGACGTTATTGTTGAGTATGACGGGTTAATTGTTTTTAACAGAAACATAGAAGAAAATACAGATATTGAGTTTAGTAAAACATCATTTGAACCAGAGCTTGTAAGGGTTACAGTTATACCAAATAACGCCTCGTTTACAATATCTTCTCCGTGTCCAAAATTAAAGCCGTTAGCAGTAGTAAAAGTGGTATTAAATTCACCTGCTTCTGAAGGATTACTAACTCACGCTAATTATAGATGGGCTCTTGGAACAGATATAAGCGCTTACGATATTGATTTTGTAAGCCTTAACTCAAGTGGAGTTTCGCTTTACAAGTTGACAGATGGATTGACTTCTCAAGGAACGACTCCTGCTATAGGAAGTGATATAGCTTTGTTATCAGTAAAAGAATCTGGAGATACTTATACATTTGATCCTTCAAATTCGTTTAAGTATTTAGTTTCAAATAATCTTTATGACGTACCTTCATTAATACCGTTATTAAATAACGTAACACCTATAACAAATCCTTCTACAGGCGTGTATCAGGCAATTGTAAACGACTTCGCTTACACTGGCTTGTACTTATACTTGGTATGGGATTTAAGAATATCTACAGAGATACCATTATGCTACAGTAGTCTAGATGAATACAACGCGTGTTGCGAGTGTACTGAAACAAATGATTACTTTATAAATTCAGGTACATTCTCATCAGCTACATCTATTTATACTAATTCTAATTTAACTACATTAGCTGCTGATGGATGGTATCAATCAGGAGGAACTTACAGACAGTTATTGTCTGGAGTCTTACTAGACCCTATATCTTGCCCAGATTGCGGAGGCTGCTTTACGTGGACTGGAGGTACATTTAAAGGTGCTGGAGGTTTTAACGCTACGTTCAATTATTTAGATTGCGATAATGTAAGTCAAGAAATTATTGTTCCTATACCAACAAATACAACTCCTATAGAACCTATGGCATACGAAATAAATTTAGGTACTGGAGTATGTGTTATTCAGGGAAGTATAGAGCTAGTCTTACCTTCTGTTATCCCAGCTCTAACAATTGAGTACTCAGGTAGTTGCGGATCTCCAAAGGGCTGCATTGAGTACTTTGCATTAGCAAGCTCTGGCCCTGGAAATGTTGGATATACAAACTGCGATGGTATTCCTCAGTTTTTATTTTTAGAACTAAATGAATCAGCTTCCTTCTGTGCAGAACAAGGAAGCGTAAATGCCCAAGGAGGAATATCAATAACCATAACTGGAACCTGTTAACATGGACAAAACATTAACATATAGTAATTTTACACAGGGGTGGACTTCGTTCTACTCCTTTATTCCTGAAAAGATTTTAGGGATGAATAGCTACCTCTATACATTTAAAAACGGTCAGCTTTATCAGCACAATACAGGAGCTGCTAGGAATACATTCTACGGAAATATTGTGCCGTATCCATCTACAATTACATCTGCATTTAACGACAATACTCTTGACGTAAAGAACTACAAGACGTTATGCTTGAATGGAAATAAATCATGGAGCGCTGTTGTAAATACAAACATTACAAGTGGTCTTATTGACGAGTCATGGTTTGACAATAAGGAAGGGTTATTTTATTCATTCATAAGAAGAAACGGTAATGACTTAACTATAAACATGAGGTCTGCTCAGGGAATCGGAGACGTTGTGAATGTAAACTCTACTACTCCTTCTGCGGTGGTATTAACATTTAGTTTTGTTATTGGAAGCATAATAAGTGTTGGTGACTTGATGTATAAAAATAACGCTGGATTGCCTTTATTATTGGGTAAAATAACCTCTGTTTCTGGAGCAAGTGTAACTATAGACACGACCATACCATCTGGTTCAATTCCTAGTAATGGTGACTTCTTATTATTCATAAAGAACTCAATTGCTGAGTCTTACCCTCAGCTAGGGTATTACATGCAGTTTAAGTTAACCATACAAACTACAGACAGGGTAGAGCTTTTCTCTGTTCAGTCTGATCTATTTAAAAGTTATCCATAATTTTTAGTATCTTTGTAAAATGAAAAGTTACAAGGTATTGAACAAGGTAGACTTCTATGACACCATGAAGCAGTGGTGGAATGACTGGGGGTTCCCAGTTTTAAGTATAGATGCGTTACCTGAAAATATAGTTGTAATTTATCATGAAGAGCAAGAGGTTTACGCAATACCATTGTATCTTTCAGACTCAAACTTTTGTTGGGTAGGATTTATTACTGGTAACAAGAAGGCATCAAAGATAGAAAGAGAAGGGTCCTTGACGTTTGGTTTAAACTCAGTGTCTGACTTTTTACAGCACACAGGATATAAACTTTTATTTACAATAACTAGTAATAGCTTTATAGATAAATCATTAATAGAGTCTAACTTCTTTATTACAAACAAAAACATTAAAGAATACGTAAAAAACATATAAGTATGGGAGCAGGAACAGCAGAGGCAGGAGCATTATCAGGAGCCGCATCAGGAGCCGCAGCTGGAACGTCAGTTATGCCAGGTTGGGGTACAGCTATCGGAGCTGCCGCAG